CTCCATACCAGCCGCTGCCTTTTGTACAGTTGCATCATATTTACTTCCTAACACCTCTTCTGTGTGTTTTTTGTACCCCTCATACTGTTCAATCAAAGCCTCTTGTCTTTTCGTTTCATAAGCAGTTACAAGGTCAGTAGCGTACTTGTTACCAAACTTAGCCATCTCGACTGCTTGGTCTTGCGTAGCACCTATGCTATTGAGTAGCTTAGAAAAGTCAGCTGCGATTGTTTGGTCTACTTCGCCACTATCAAAGGCTTGTGTAAAGTCATACACAGTAGGTTCTGTAGGTGGTTCTTGGTTGCCGCTTGTGTCAGCACTACCACCGCCTAAGATTGTGTCTTGGGTATTCGTGTTAGCATCCGTAGTAGGTGTACTACTATCTGCACTCGTTGTGTTATCATTCGTGCCTTGCGTTAAATCTTCTGCCATAGTCATTCACCTTTTTCCTCTAAATTTTTAAATAGTTTTTGTTGATTGATATATTCCAGTTGTGCTTGGTGGTATTTAAGTACACCCTCAACACCATCACCGATAGCACCAAGCATTTGCATATACTTTAGACCTACACTTCTTTTCCCCTCGTTGAAAAAGGTTTCTGAATTGCCAGTAAACGAACGCTTTAGAATGTCCGTATTGTCTAAAAGCCTACAAAAAAACCACCTACCAAGTTCAGTACTTAGTACGTGGTTAAGTGCATCGATATCACGATCACGAATATAATCTTGTTTTGTTTTACTCATCTACACCCCCATACCCATTAACTGTTGCATTACTGGGTTTCCGTCATTGGCTGCCTCTGTTGCTTGTTTTGCAGCACCAGCCATTTGAGGTGCTAGTTGTGCCATTTGCATTGCTTGTGCTTGTTCTTCTTGCTCTTGTTGTGCTTGTTGTTGTTGCGCCATGATTTGTTGATACTCGTCATTAGAACGAATAACCTTAATCGGTACACCAAGATTTACACCGTAAATATCAGCTGCCTCTTCAAAGTTAAACTTCTGAACGATGTTTGCATTACCCTGTGCTAATGACATAATGAATGCATAGTACTGTTCAATATTCACCAAGGATGACATTTTCTGTGCCTGTGCTAGCGGTGAGATGTATTCAATCTTTACATCTAACCCATTCAGCATTTCCGCTACTTCATCGTCAATTGGAGGGAATATTCCAGCTCTATCCAAGATGCCATAAGTACGTTCAATGATAGGGTTCAAAAACTCACTTTGTAAGCGTTCAACTACAGGACCTAACTGCTGCATCTTCTCTTGCGTGCGTTCCATAACTTCACGTGCGGTCATTTGCCCTGCATCTAGGTTATCAAGCATCAAGAATAAGTCAGCACTATAAGCACGTTTAATGCTTTCAGATACAAATTGTATCTTCGCTTGTACGTTTGCAACATCAATGCCTACGGTGAATATCGGTTCAACCTTACCGCCTGTATCAACTTCCGTTACACCACCCGGAAACAAATTAACACTACCAATTACATCGGATGTAGCACTCATAGGTGGTTTAATACCTAATTCAATAGCCGTTACTAAGTCTTTTTCAAGCAGTTGTAACATCTGTGCATCTGATTGTGCGAACCATGCACACCCTTTACCATAACCGCTTAGATCATGTGTAGTGTGTCTTGCAATAGGTATCGCCCATTCCTCAAAGCCACTATGTCTTAACACTTCATCGGTATTGCTACCCTCTACCCAATAGATAGAGGAATAAGGCATATTCTTATTACCTAGTTTTCCGTTACGTTCTTTGTTAGGCATTACTAACCAACAAACAATAAAGGTACTTGCGTTACCCTTACCCTCATCAAATGCACGTTTAACTTTTTCAGGGCAAGCATTATAACCAAATTCTTCCACTAGTTGGTCAGCAGTCATGCGGTATCGTCTACCAAATGTATTTACATCACCATTACTGCCACACTCTAATGCATATGTACCGATTGGATAAGATGTGAACCTCACACCTACTTTTGCATCAGGCATGATTGACATAGGTGCTTGTCCAAATGGCAACTCCATATAGGTTTGGTGGACTGTGTTGTAGAAATTAGACTTAGCAAATACTGCATACAATATCTGTTCTCTATCGTCTAATACTTCCGCTACCTTACTATTAGCAGCTAACTCAGCATTCTCTAACGTGAGTTTAAACCACTTTCTACTAGGCGGTGTCATGCCACTCATTACACCACTAGCAAAGATTTGGCAACTTTCCCAAGCAACACCATTATTAATCTTATCGGTGTGTACTTTTGATTGGTCTTGTTCATCGTCAAACACACCAAGGAAAGGCAACTGATAATCTCTAATATCTTTCCACCTAGAAATGTACTTTTGACGATTATCAAACATCGCTTTAAACTTCGCCTTGATTTTCGTGTAATCACGTTTCTTAGGTTCTGTGTTAGTCGGTTGTCTAGCAAGCGTTGATAGGATAGTTCCTTGCATATCTAACCCCCTAATGTTGTTTTAGTGCCAGTTGCCGTAGATAAGATAGTACTTTCAAAGCCTTTCTTACCTTTCTTTTTCTTTGCATACCAATCTTCACCAGTTGTTGTAGTAGCATCATCCGTTTGTACAGTTGGTGCTGGTGCTGGCATTGGTGTGTTAGGCATCTTATTTTTCATGCACATTTAATCACCCCTTATCGTTTAAATGGATCATACTCCGTATTAGCATGAACCCTACTCCCAACATTCACTTTTTTAGTGACCCTGAACGCAAAGGTCAAGGCTAATGCATCGCCCTTATTCGGTGATGGTAAGCCACGTTCTTTCATATCCTTTTTACTTTCAAGTTGTATTCGTCCATTCTTATCGATGATAGCCTCAGGTCCTACAATATCATCATAGAGTGCTTGGTCATTAGGTGGAATAGAACCGCCCTCTTTTAGCCATTCTTTCATCTCACCCCACATATACGCTCTCATATTGAGATACATATTATTAGGGCTAGCACCACCAAAGGCAACTAACCGCCATCGTCTACCCATTGATTTACCGATACTATAAATACCAGTTCCGTAGCCTTGGTCAATGAACACCGCATCTGCTTTGTATTCATCCTCAAATTGTGCGACGAGTTGTGCTATACGCATATCATCATCATTCTTTTCAATAGTTGCTAGGCACTTCATGGAGTAGCCGTTACGCATTACAATTTCTAATGTATCACCGCCAGTCCATGCTGGGTCAACACCAATGATCGTTGGTAAGTTATTAAACTGTCCAACTTTGTATACTCGTTTCTGTGCCTCATCTGCTATTGATGCGGATATAAATTGTGTATCAGATGCACTAGGGAATATACCTCTAACACGAATTTTTACAAAATCGCTATCTTCCCCATAGAGTTCGACCCATTCATTTAGCAAAACTTTGTTTGAAACTTTAACAGTTCTACTATCAATTTGTTCTGTGTGCCAGTAATTGCGATACTTCCTAAAACATTCTCTAAAACGTCCACTATTTTTAGTAGGGTTTCCAAATGCACACCATATAATTTCTGTTTCCTTATCCGTTAAAGCACCCTCTGCAACTTCCCAAATAATATCTGCTATAGAAGATGCCTCATCAAATATGATAAGGATACGATTTCCTTGGTTATGTAGACCGGCGAATGCATCAGGGTTGCTTTCCGACCACGGAATAGCATCTATCCGCCATGTTTTCTCGTACTGTTTGTCAGCACTAAATAAAGCCGTAGCGGTGTATGTAAATAGTTCCTTTCCTATAAACAGGTTGTACCATTTACTCAACTCCGCCCATGTTTTAGACGATAACTGTTTTTCTGTATTAGCAGTAACTACACCTCTTGTATTTTCGTGTGTAGCCATAGCAAACAAAATAAGAAACGATACTAATGTTGATTTTCCGATACCATGACCTGATGCAATCGCAATTTTAATAGCCTTTGAAAGGCTTTTACCTTTCTTTAATTCATCCCCAATTTTTTTTAAGATTTTAATTTGCCATTCATCAGGACCATCAAAGTTTTCTAAAGGTGTTCCTTTTTCTCCCCACGGAAAAGCAAAATAAACAAAGCCTAACGGATCATGAGTGAACGAACCCAACGCATCAATCAGTTGTGCCTTGTTGTACTTCATCTGACTTCACCCTTGCTTGTTTCATCCTATCGGATATATCAATCTCTATTTCTGCATCAAGTTTCAACTTATCAGTAAATAGCATATGCCGTTTACCTAGGAGTTCAGCTGCTTTCGTTTTATCGGCAACAGATACATCTAAACCAAACGCATCTTTTTCTTCACCACGCACAACCCTAGTCAAGTATTCCAACACTTCATCAGCCGTTGCGATTGTGTCTTTGCTGCGTTCGTTCATGACTGCATCTATATATTGGCGCACGTTTATTTTTGTTAATAACTGACTACCCTTACTTCTTGCCGTCTTTTCCGAATATCCAGCAGTAATTGCGCTTTGTGTTCCGTTGGTGGTCTTAACGTATTCATCAGCGAATATGCGTTCTTTCTTAGTTAGTTTTTGTGCTAATTCTTCTATATTCGTCAATGTTACTCACCACCTTTATATGTTCTAACTAAAAAAAGTAACACCTCGTGTTGCTTGGTGCTACTATACTCACTTTCTTTTTTATAGAGTTGTTTAGGTTTAAAGGTCTTACCCTTTTTGTATTTATGAGGGAATGTCAGTTTGTATTCTTCCTCTGTGTACATTCGATTAACGATATATACCTTACAAGGCTTATCATATTTGCTCCATGATTGCCGTACATCGACTACATATCGTCTGCCGTTCATTTGTAATGCTTTAAGTAGTTTCTTTATCGTTGGTTGATAATTCACATCCAACACCACACAATACCAATTAAGATTAGTACTGCACATACGATAGCTAAACAATCAATGATCGTTAGCATCTTATCGCCACGATGCTCATATGCGTATTTTGCCTTAGCTTGTAAATCTTTATTCTTCAAATCTTTTGCAGCACGTTTAAACAGTTCTCTTGTTTCAAAGTATTCTTTTATTGCTCTAATCATTTAAGTACTTCGCCACCTTTCCTTTTTAACTTGCCATGCGACCTAACACATACTCCATAATTACCTTTACTTGCACCGCCACAAGTAATATATGTTTGACATAAGCCGTCATATTCTATTGTCTTTGCGGTACATATGCCATTCTTATTGTTAAGGCATTTCTTTTTACAACACAAAACATCCGTCATAATCTCCCCTTTATGATAGATTTATACAAAAATTGGAGTATATTGCCGTGGATATACTCCATTATGTGATAAGTTTATTCATTTTATTTATGTTAATTATTCAAAACCGAAGTTATACCATCGCTCTCTTGTCGATGTAACACATAGGAATTAGCATTTCTTCTAAAACTCTATATCGTGTGTTAAGTACCTAGGAAACAAATATAACTCCAGTTTTCAATAATCAATTACACACTCAATACCAACAACTAACAATTTGATGGATCGTAATCGTGTTAGGTTAAGTAACAACAAGAATATGAATAAGTTTCTTTTGGAGGCTGCTAGTTGTCAGTATTCAATGTGTAACCAATGTAGGGTAAGTTCGTATCTATGAAAGTGATAATGTATAAGCTATGCTCGATGATATTCGACTTACCCTATATTAGTTTGCAGTAAAATTTACATATAAAGTTTTTGTCTTAACATATAATTCAAAATTGAAATTAGAAAAAAGTATAGTGTTGTAGTGTTCTTTCCTCGTCAATCAATTATGGTTGCGCTGCTACTCTGTGTCCATCGATGAATTGTTCTATACCACATTTCACCCATATACAACAAAGGCACGCTCTTGTATGGGCGTGCTTGTTGTTGTGTTTGATTTGTCCTAAGGAAAGAGTGAGTAGTAGTCGCTTAGTGGCAACTTCTACATATATATTATACCTAATAGCAAACTATAGGTACACGGACATTTGCGGACATTTGCGGACATTATAGGACAAGTTTCCGCCCAAACTCCAATAATGCTTTTTGCTTGTATCGTTTCGCCTGTTTCGTTGAGTAACACCCAATCATTTTATATGCATCTTCCGTTGTATTGTTGAGTACAAACTCATAACGCAAGATGATTGCCCCTAGTTTTTCATCTAGTGCATCTATCTTAGTGATCGCATCGCATTTTAACTTTGATAACTCATCAATACGCTTATCACGTTCTGCGACTGTATCAAGAAATCTAGCTACGCTACCCTCTAACCCTTGCGGAGTGCCACCGCCTGTTACTCTATCTTTTGAGTAATCAATAGCACCTATAGATGTAAGGTTCGCTCGTAGTTGGTTAATTTCCTCTTTGATAGATGCAATCTGTACATCAATTAACTTAACAGGTTGTAGGTACTCAACCGCCTTTTCAATTAGTTTCTTTTCGTCATATTCTCCCAAACACTTCACCTCACTCTTTAAAGCCACCATTTATAGCTATCAAATACACCAATACACACCATGCTATAAAGATAATTGCATTTGCCCATCCATCTTTAGTGTTACCCATTGCAATTAATAAACAAAAGAATAAAAAGTACATCATGTATTTATACCTCTGCTAGTTTTGTGTAATTCCAATGTCCAATCGAAAGTTCACAAATGGCAGTCCATGATGTTTTTCCACTTAGCCAGCAATATACATTTCCATCTTCGTATCTCGCAAAATATCTTTTAACCCATTCTTTATTATCGTTACTTACTAATACAGGTGTATCAACCGCTACTTTCGACCAGTCAACAATACCTAATTCTTCTGCAATGTCTACTAAACCATTTCTATCAATCTCAGGCATTATTTCGCTTATATTATTAATACACCTTGTAGTACCACCACTTGTTATTTCTAATATACCTCGATTCATAATTGGCTTTTTCGTTGTTAAAAATGCAGTACCACCAACATTTTTAGCATAATACCGCCACCCAGCATCATATAGCTTTTGAAGTAACCACTCTCTACCTTGTTTATCTGTAATCATCTTCTACCTCACTATAATTCTTTTCAAATTCGTTTGCCTCATAAACTTTAATTTTATCTTTATGGTCTTTAACAACATAATCACCTTCAAAACATTCGATCACTTCATTATCTGTTGTGATTTCTAATGATGCTTTTTCATACCAATCAATACCAATTACATCACCAACGAATTCAACTACTTCAATAGCATTATTGCCGTTGTATTGTATAGCTTGGATTTCACTAACCTTTTTCACATATCGTTTAGACACTTTCTATCCACGCTCCTCTATCCTCATTCCATCTAAATTCAACTACATCATACAAATCAAAATCATCTATATTTTCACTTACCTTACCGATATAAAACACATCCTCTTCACTTTCCACCGCAAGTTGGCACAAGAAATCAAATGCATCTTGATAGCTTTGAGGTGCGATGTAAAAGTCGGAGTGTTCTACGTAACCACTATAATTTGTCATCTAACAATATACCTTTCTGACATAAAGTTGTATATTCGGTGTTTTATTTTAAGAATAACCTTTTCAACAAAGAAATCTAATCTATAACATTGTTCAAGCTCAAATACTGTTGATAATTCTGTAATAGTCGAACCACAAAACTCATATACGATTTTTACACTACCATCCTCAACTTCAATTCTAGGTTTGATTATCGTATCAGCTATAACTATTGTTAATGCACTAGATAGCAACTCTAAATTAATTCTTCCCATATCTTATAACCCTATCTTTATACACTTAATTCCCTTATTCGCAACACTATCCATTAGTTTCATCAATTTATAATACTCACGATTTCCAATATCATTTACATTCCATGCGTTGTATACCATGTCAAAACATTCATTAAGACTTTGGAAATCTTGGCAAGATAATATATGTTGCCTCAACTTTCTGTAGTAACTCCTCATACTTACCTCTTATGATAGGGCGGATATTTCACCGCCCATATCCTTTATAAACTATTTACCAGCTTTTAACTCTTCCACTTCCGCTACTAACTTATTAACCAATGTTTCAAGTTCTTTGATTTTGCCTTTATGGTTTAATTCGTATTCAGAACCTTTGCCCAATCTAAAATTCACACTAGCATTTACCATTTTTTCAGAACCTAATGTACCACCTACACTAAACATTACGTGTTCATTTGGTGCGTAGAAACCGCCTAATGCTACCGCACTATGTCCTTTGTAATGACCATAGCCAACGGAGAATGTCATTTTATCGTCTTTGTTATAGCCTAGATAATGAAGTGCGGATAACGCTGCATTAGCTGCACCAGCTTTACCAATTTCACGTTCTACGTTGCGTGTCATACCACGTTCTAAACTTTCAATTCGGTTTTCATGATTTTCCAACACGTTCGCATGGTCTACCAAAGTTTGTTCGTGAGATTGTAATTGTTGTTCGTGGTTATTAATGATCGTTGCGTGATTATTGATTACTGTTTCATGACGATTAATTGCATCTGTGTTTGCTTTGATGTTGCCAGCATTTACTTTGATAGCATCCGTATTATCTTGAATGGCTTTAGAATTTGCCACTACACGCTCGTTTGTTGCGTTGATGGAGTTAGTAATCGTTGTGTAATTGTTATCCACCTTAGCGGTTAAATTTTTGATGTTGTTTACATTGCGATCTACTCTGATATTCAAGCATTTAATATCTTTATCGTGTTTCGCAAATTTTGCACCCATAGATGCGATTTCATCGTAGGCAGCGTACAACTGACTACCATTGACTGCATCTGTAGATGCTGCATCAACTTGTCCAGCTGCAACATTTGTAATTTGACGATTGTAATATTTCACACCGCCAAACCCTGCTCTATCCTTAGAACCAACACTCACTACAGATTGAGGGTTTTCTCCAGCGAAAACGTGAGTAACCCCATTTAACACTACTTGTTGTGTAGGTGCTGGGTTATCTGTTACGGAATTAGTACCCAACGCTACACTATTACTTTTATCTGCGATTGTGTTATTACCAATAGCGTAAGCATCCCATGCGGTAGCTTTACCATGTGTGCCTACTACTGTTGCGCCCTGACCTGCGGTTTCGGAGTTAGCACCGATTACCACTTGTTCTTGGTCGCTATTGGTTTTGTTGTTGTAACCGATGATTGTTGTTTGGTTTGCACTTACTGTGCCGTTATTACTACCGATAACTGTTGTATCATTACCGCTAACTTTATTATCTCTACCTAAAACGATTGTACTTGTACCAGTAACTACTGTATTCACACCTAATGCTGCGGAGTTGTAACCGCTAACTACTGGTGCAGTAGTATTTGGTTCTACTTGACCTACTACAATACCATTTGCAAATGTGCTACCTGTAACTGCTGCCATAACCATTGTTGCTAATACTAATTTATTGTTCATGTTGAATTTCTCCTTTAAATTAATTGTTTTCAAAAATTTATTTGCCTGTGCTGCCATAACCACCAGCACCACGTTCTGTTTCGCTTAACTCATCTACTTCTACTACATCTACCATTGCTACTGGCACGATGATTAATTGTGCGATGCGATCACCTCTAAATATCATGTAATCACTACAAGATACATTTTCATATGCAATGCTTAATTCACCTCGATAGTCAGCATCAATAACGCCTACACTATTGGCACACCTTAATGGTGTTTTACTCATACTACTTCGTGGTACAAGTAACCCCATGTGTCCTTTCGGTATCTCTACCGCCACTCCTAGTGGAATTTTCTTTTGACTATCCGCAGGTACTTTGATGTGAAATGGACAATATAGGTCTAAGCCAGCTGCATCTTCACTACCTCTTGTTGGTAGTTGTGCGTATTCATTAACTAATTTCACTTTCATTTGTTCCATGTTCCTCACTCCACTCGCTTTCTTTGTATATACGGAAGAAATCATCCGCACTTATTACGACTAACCAAGGCTTATTGCTTTTTTTCCAAGCTACTATAGGCATATCACCACTTTTTTTTGCATCGTGTTCCGCCTGTTCGTATGCTTTACGTACATTCAGATTTTCAACGAATTTGACTTCTTGATGTATGTTAGGAAGTCCGATGCAGTCGCTGGCATCACCTGTATTACCGCAATACTGGACTGTTCGTCTTACCTTATCAAACCCATTGGCTCGGCATACATCTCTCCACATTCTTTCACCACGTTTGCCTTTATCTCGGCTATTTATTGGCAATGATCATCACCCCTCACTCACAAACTCCATTAAGTTTGTTTGTACTTTTACATCGCTCAACATTTCCTCTTTGGCTTTTGCGTACATTCTCCTGTCAATTTCAAAACCATATGCACTTCTACCAAGTTCCATAGCCGCCCTTAACGTGCTACCACTACCAGCTACTGGGTCAATTATTACATCGCCCTCATCTGTGAATATTTCTATTAAGCGTTTCAATACACTTACAGGCTTTTGCGTTGGATGAATATTAGGAACGATATTCTTGTTATCACGTTTCCATTCAAAGTGATCAAATATCATTTTTTTGTTGTTATTAAACTTAGGAAGTTTTTCACGATACAAAACCAATGCATATTCAGTCGCACCTACAATACGCATATTTGCTTTTAAAACTTGCGCACTATAATTTTTATTGAAAGTAATAGGAATATAATTTTTAAAGCCGTGTTTCTTTGCGTACTCAATCACCATGGGTTGTTGTTGATAACTACAAAAAACTATCATGCATGGTGCTTGTCCACGTTCTTTAGGCTCTTTCTTTAGTAACCGATTACAAAAGTGAAAATATTCTGCAATGTTGAAATTGTAATCAGAGTTGAAAAACGCTTTACCTGCTTTTTTGCTTTCGCCATTCTTGTTATCGCCGTCTACATACCACATAGGATTACTTGCATAAGCGTTGTTCCCTAGATTGTATGGAATGTCAGCAATCACTAACTGTGCTTTAGGTATTCCATATCGTTTAAAGTTTTGGAAATTATCATTAAATAACTCGATTTTCATAATTGTTCTATTTACTTTCTTTTAATCTGAAACTTTCAGTAATTGGCACACCAGCCTCGGTTGGAATGTAAATAATTTGGTCTTTACTGTCTTTCAACGTATCGACCCACAACCAATGGATGTAGGCCTCGTTGCCTTTTAACGATTGACCGATAATTTGATTGGCTTTTGCAGTACCCTCTGCACGTTTTACTTCTGCTTGTGCTAGGCTTTCAGCACTATCTAATTTTGCTTTAGCTTCTAATACTGCAACTTGTCTATTCTGTTCTGCCCTTGCAAGTTCTGCCTCGCCAGCTTTTTGTTGTTGCCACACCATATACATCGGAACACCAAATGCGAAACTCCATGCAACCGCACCAATCATAACTACTACCAATAAAGCGGATACAATCTTATTCATGTTTATTTCTCCTGTTCTTTAAAAAATACTAACCATACTGTCTTACCTCTGCGTTGGCCAAATATCGGTTCACTAGGAAGTAACTCTTTAACCATTGGCAACGTGATTTGTTCTTCATTCCACTTAAATATCATCGTTCCATTTGGTTTTAGTACTCGCCAACACTCAGATAAGCCTTGTTTAATATCCTCTTGCCATGTTTGTTCTAATCGTCCATATTTCAATGCTAGGAACGATTTATCACCAGCCTTTAATAAGTGCGGTGGGTCAAACACTACGAGGTAAAAACTTTCATCTTCAAAAGGCATCTTGCGGAAATCTGCGATCACATCAGGTTGTACAATCAACTTCCTACCATCACATAGTGTTGTATCTAATGTGCGGTTATCCATATAAACAGTTTCTTCATGTTCTCTATTGAACCAGAACATTTTAGAACCGCAACACGCATCAAGAATTTTCATTTGTTGTTAAAACTTACTCCTTTACATAATCTTCAATACAATAAGTTTTTGTTTCTTGTACAACCCATGATTTGTTTTCGTACCCATGACGTTTTTCCCATGCTTGGAATACTTTCGTTAGTTCTTCGCTTAATTCATCCATGTGTTCGTTTTTAACATCTTTCATGTAATCATCTGAATATTCTGCAATTTCATCATTTAAGTTGTAATCACACACATTCCAAATCACACGTTCACCATCTACCTCAGGTACATATCGGTATGGATGACCTATCTCTATTGTTGTTTGTAATAATTCTTCTCGACTTAAAGCATCAAAATCACCGTAGTCATATTCATTATTGACATAATCTTCGATAGCCTCTTTAATGCTATTTTTCGGTTCACCAGCTACTTCATCTTCACACCAACAATATTTTGTTTCATCTTTAACTAGCATTGATACTCACTCCTACAACTCTTCTACCTCTTCAACTTCCACATCGTCATACCAATCATTTAGTTCACTAAAATCAATATCTTCGTTACGTGAAATCTCTTCAGCTTTTTCCATCGCATCAACATAACTTTCGCATTTCACAACTTTTGAAAAACTAATCTTTACATAGCCAGTAATTTTGTATTCATCCATGTTAGTCACCTCTTAAAACGGAATATTTTCATCCATACCATTATTTTCAAAACTATCAAAGTTACTAGATGCAGTTTCATCATTTGTTAATGATGTACCTACAAAGTTAGCCACAACTTCTGTTACATATTTTTTCTGCCCATCTGCGTTTTCATAAGAACGTGTTTGCAATCGACCTTCTACAAAACATCTATTGCCTTTTCTTAGGTTTCCTACCGCTTCACCTGTTTTACCCCATGCTACGCAATTTACAAATGCAGTTTGTTCTTTTGTTTCATTGTTACTGTCAATGTATGTATTGCTTGCTGCGACTGTGAATGTTGCTACCGCTTTTCCACTTTTGGTATAGCGGACTTCTGGATCACGTGCTAAATTACCTAAAATCTGTACTGTATTCATTCATTCCTCCTATATCTTCTGTTCGATGCACATCGTACCTTTATATACCTTGATGATTTCCTCTAGGCTTTCAAAGGTTCGTGCATCCGCTTTCATAATCATTTGCATCTGTTGCGTTGCCTCTTCTTGCGTTTCCACATTTAGAGGTATCTCAATAGTGATTACCATCTTTCGTTTTTTACTTAGCATTTATCCCCCTTACCAATAACTAAGCTGGTTTAGTTCAGCCTCTACATCATCAATAAACACATCGTAGCTAGGGTGAATGTGGCAATCTACTGTTGCCTCATTCCGCATGATTTCAAGTAAGTTTTCAATCTTAGTTCTTGCTTGTGCCTCATTGTTAGCCAGCACTTGAAAACTAACATTGAATGATACATTCACGCTTACATCAAACTCTTTGACTCTTTCCCTCACATTTAACCCCCTATTGCCTGTTTTAATAATTCTTTACCTTTATCGGATATTTTGCTTTTGTTGATTATTTCTGTTACATCTACTGGTTCTTTAGCTACTTCTACTAAGTTACCTGTAGAGGTCATTTCTATTTGCTTTTGACTAGCACCAATCAATGCACGTTCACGTTCTGCTTTCTCTCTTGCTTTAAGTAGCAAGTGATTGTCTTTAATCGAATTAGACAATCTTAATCGTTCACGCTCTCTTGTTTCTTGCACTTCATAGTTTTTTACAAACTGCGCCCTACATGATGTTTCATTGAAGTTATCGCCGTTTTGAGGGTCGAACGATTTCCATATTGCTTTGGCACATTGCTTTGTTAAACCCTCTAATTTGTCTAAACCCTTTTCGTAGCCATATGATCGTGCTACTTGATACACCCTTTCCCATGCATCTTGTGCAGTAGGAAGTTCCTCATGTGCATTTACAAAGGCACTTAATGCGGAACATTCCTCTCTAATTTCTGCAATGCTAGGTAAGAACTTACTGCGGTTTATTAAATTAGCCACCGCTTGCTCCAATGTAACAGGGTTAATATCAGCAAGCATAGATACATACAACTTCATACGTTCTTTTGGAATATCAGTAGACCACGCTATCTGTAACATCGATAGCGCCGTTGTTGTCCTCAAATTGTTCGTTTGCATATTCTTCCATCAACTCCTTTACTACGTTGATTGCATCTTCCTTGCTATTCTTTTTAGAATTAGGTTTTCTGTATTCACTACGCTCCCAAGTCCTAACCGCTGCTTTCCAATCTTTCATGGAGTTCTTTCCTACTTTCCATCCGTTGCTTTCGTAGTAGTCAAAGAATTGTTCAGCGTTTACATTGTTATTACGTTCAATGCAATAGTCTTGTATTTCATCAATGGTAGGTTTAGTAAAAGTTTTACGTTTTGGTGAATGTGGTTTCTCACATTCGTCCTCTATAGTCTTATCTAACCTAACCTTACCTATACTAGCCTTACCTAACCTTACCTTACCTATGGATACATCTTGTATACATTCTGTATCCGTTGTGGATACATGGTCTGTATTTAACTGATATTCCTTATTTGCAGTAATATCTAGCAACTTTCTTTCAGGTTGGATACTTGGTTTGTAACGATCACTTTGGATGTAGTTATGTATCTTCCAATGTTTGATTACAATAACACCACTACAAAACCCAATTGCAAATTGTTTAGCTATTAACAACTTCATATCATCTTCTTTAGCACCAACTATCCGCATGATAGATTTAGGTGCATTTACGAACCCATCATCATCTGCATCTAGCAACATATGAAAGTATAGGTTTTGTGTTGTAGCTGGCATATCCAGGAATTGGTCTGATTTAATAATGGACTTTGCCATCATTCGTCTTTCAGCCATGCACTATCCTTTCCTACTAATTCATCAATCGCTTCACGTAAAAGAGGGTTCAAAGCAGCACACACAACATTGTCCAACATTTTATATTCATCGATTATGTCTTGGTGGTAATTTTTATCCCCTTGCTTATTTTCAAAGTACCAAATTCTAGCATTAATCAATGCTCTTAACATTTCTAATTTTTCATATTCACCAAATCTATCTTTGTTCATACTCATCTGTCCTCTTTTCTATTTCCTCTAACAAGTGTTTACGTATCTCTTTTGCGAACACTCCATGTGCTTGATTGTGGCATTGCATACACAAGCAAGCTAGATTTCTCAACTCACTTAAACCACCTTGTGAACGAAACACTATATGGTGGCATTGTTCAGCCCTGTAGCCACATATAACGCATTGTCCGTTATCACGTTCATAGGCTTGTTTTCGTGTTACTGAATATAATTTGTTATCCCTTTTCTTTCTGTTGTTCACTCTCCCACCCCTTAACCAATGATTGGATATAATCGCTATCATCAAGTTTTATTCCAAGCTGATTGCACTCATCAACTAAGCAGTCAATAAGCCGTTGCATTTCTGCAGTTGTATATACCGATGAACCGTGGTAACACATTATGTTGTGATACCCTTTTAGACTTTGGCATTCGCCAGCATCTTCCGCTAACCAGCCTAGTCCGTGTCCTTGCCATATTTGAATGTATCTTTCTATGGCATCTTCACGTACTGGTACGTAACTAAAGTGGCTACAATCTTTGATTGCTTTTCGGTACACATCCTCTTTTGATGTGTACCCAGTCTTGCTTAACTCTTCCGCTATCTTTTGACATAGAACCCAGCAATAAGCATTAGCGTTCATACTGCGTGATTTTGATTTCTTTTTGATTTCAATCACGTATTCTTTATCTTTATCTAGTTTTGCTAGATCATTGTCATGTGGTGCTGGTATTACTACCATTACACCTAGCGGACTACGGAGTGTTTCAATATTACTTGTTGTCCACTTCATCGTTGTGCATACCTTTTAGCATTAACCCAGTTAAATGCTTGTTGGTAATGGTCTTGTTTTAGGTCTGCTGGTTTGCTTACCTTGAAAGTTTCGGTTACATAATGCACTAACTCTTCTTCGCTAATACCACCTTGTGTAGCTCTAGCTTTTAGAGTTTGCCAGTTGTATACAGTTTCCTGTGTTTGTTGTACTGGCTTTTTGCTATTGTCCATGGTGTCAGCATCTTTTGTGTCATCGATACATAACAACGCATTGAGTGCGTACTTTCTAGCGTAAGATGATGTAGCACCTGTAATTTGGCTTTCATCCATACCTTTTTTTGTATCAGGTTCTCTTGCATATGCAGTCGCACTTACAAACTCTCTACCATCCGTAATTTTTGCGGTAGCTTTCACATAGTATCGTTCACCAATTTGTACGATTTCGTCATCGATAAGAAGTGCTAAGTTGTGTTCTTTCAACAACGGCTTAACACCCTCTAAAATATCCTCACAACTGCGATAGTTGTATTTACCAAAGGAATTGTATTGTCCTTTAGGTGCTTTCAACTTATGTTGAATATCACCAACCCTTTGAGTTAAAACTACTTGGCTATCAGTTATTTTTTCTATGTTTTCCATGTTTCACCTAACCAATCTGCAAATTCATGTGCTTTTCAATTCTTGCACCAGCCACTTCTTGTTCTGCTTTGATTGCTTTCTTAATTGCCACCTTATCGGCAGTAATTGTTGTTTTTCTAAACTCATCAGGTAATGCATACAAATCATCAATTTCTACTGTTTCGCTTTCTTTGTAGTAGCATTTGAATTGTCCAACTTTCTTTTCTGTTAGTTGGTTTTCTTTCATGACATGATCAATGTTATTTTTCAATCGTTCAGTCATGTTTTCTAAAGTATTAGCTTTAGCACTTAGCCGTTTTGCCTCATCCTTAAATGCTTGAATATCGCCTTTAATATTTCGGATAAACATTGCAGTATTTTCGATTTTTTCATCGATGCTGCAATCTAACATATCCAAAGTATCTTGGATGGCTTGCATATCTTCTTCGGTTTCAGCAACTTCAAGCATCGCTTGTAGTTCTTTGTAATCTTTATTTAATTCATATAAACTTGGCATTTAAATTCTCCTTATACTTGTGATAAAATATAAGTAGAGATATTTCACATACTCTCTACTAAGTCCGTTGAAACTTCTTCTAAAACTTTTCACAACGGACTTTTTTCTTTTCGTAATATTGAATATCATCTAACCAATATCCAACTAATATCCACACCACCATGCCTAACATTGTTTGACAAAAGAATGTCCAAAAGTCTATCGTGTCTAACTGTAGACTTCCCATTCCACCAACAACTAATATCGCTGCAATGGTGCGCAATGCGTAACATAACTTAATCATTCAAATCTTCTCCTACAATCACTAGCATTTGGCTGGTGATTTTTTTTATTTCACGCTTTAACTTTTGGTTTTCTTTTTCTAATCTCTCCACCTCGTTTTTTAATTTTCTGTAACCAATAGCAGAGTATTCACTTTCAACTCCTGCAAGTGCTTCAACCTCTTTTTTACTAAACCTCACGCCGCTTACATTCGGTAGTTGTTTTAGCTTGCCTTTATTTCTTAGGTCATATACTGCAGTTAGTGAAATTTGAAATAGTTCCGCTACTTGGTTAGCCGTGTATACTAGGCTCTCCATCGCTTTTCGTTCCTTGCGTGTAAATCAGCCATTCTAGCTAACTTTACCCAAGATAGAATAACTTTCTTATTCCATCT